TGATGATAGGAGGCCACGACGTTCGGATCGTGAGAAAACAGCAGGGAACGATCGGGCTCATCCGGCAAGTGCTGCGCCAGATGGTCCACCAGCGCCTCGAAGACGCCCTCGACCTGATTGGATCGCGCAATCACACTGCGGCGGGCTTCGCCCACTTCGGCAGTCTTCATGCGATAATCGCGCTCCCTGAGATTGCCATCGACCAGTTCCCTGAGGGTTGACTGGGTGCCGTCTGGGAGGGTTACGAGGGCCTCGAAGTCGGTCGGCTCCAAAACACGCGGTTTGGGTTGGCCGTCGTCGTCTTCGTCGGGGTCTTCGTCTTCCGAGCCGTCATCCGGGTCGTCTTCCGGAGCGTCGGGGTCGTCCTGATCGGGATCCCTGGGTGGGTCTTCGTCGTCCGGGCTGGCCTCTTCGGCTCCGTCCAACGTGTCATCGAAATCCAGGGCACTGGCCTCGTCAAGAGAAAGGCCAGTTTCGGCGTAATTTGAAGCTCCAGAAGGTGCTGGGCTGGCTTCAGTAGGCATACAGGCGGGTTCCTAGCATCAAAGTTTGGCGTCGGCGGCTTAGGCGGGCGCTCTCGATGAGGGTCGCTCCTCACGAGTACCACTTGCTGCGGCAATTTCCAAGGCGTCTATGAATCTTCGGATGGCTCGAGCGTCGGCGAGCGCCTCATTGCGCAGATACTCGTCCCCCGGTGGGGCATAGACCGCCGCATCGCAGGCGTCCTCGTCCATTTGCTGCAGCAGACCCATGGCCAAGGTGCTCTGCAGCAGAGTCCGGGCCGCAGCCTGCTTTTCGGTCGGCTCCATCAGTAAAACCCTCCCTGCGCTTCACGCAGACGGCGCCATTCTTCCTCGTCCGGATCCACGCCGGGGTCAGCCTGCATGCCGTAGACGCCCGCCGTGCCCAGCAGCGCACCGCCCGCCACCGTGGCAGGATGGGTGAAATAACCCGCCTCCGACGCCGATCGCATCGGACGAACCGCCTGCAGGCCGAGCGGATTGCCCGCCTCGTCAAACTCTTTGGTGCCCGACATATAGCCTGCTTCAGACAGGGCACCGCGCGCCCGGTGCATTTGATCCATCGACATGCGCGGCAGCTTCTCCAGGCCTGGAAACATGATTTCGTGCGGCTCCATGCGGTTCCGAATGCGATCCCACAGCATCCACTGCGAGCCGAATATGCCTTGGCCGGCGGCGTTTGCCTCCTTGGCATTAGCATCCAGAACGCGCCGATACGGGTCTGAAATCAGGCTGATGCTTTCCGGCTCCGCGACCCAGCGCGCGTTGTCCGGCTGCAAATGCTCAGGAACGCGCGGATTGACTGCGCCGAGGCCGGAGTTCGATCCCTTCGCAGGCTGGCCGCGATACTTCATGGCGGGATTGGAGTTCAGATAGCCGAACATCTGCTCGTTGCGAAAGGTCTGCGGCAGCTTGTCGTAGTCGGTGACGTCCTTCTTCTTCGGATTGGCCTTGTTATAGCGGCCGAGTGCCGTTTCCTTGAACTTGCCGTACTCCTCCGGAGACGGAAACATCTCGGCCGTGAACTTGCCGGCCATGTGCCGATCGACGGCACTGATGTTGGCCTGCTTCGGGTTTTGCCAGACGCCGGTAAAGGATCCAGTCTTGGACGAGAGGCCTGGCGTCTGATTGGAAATGCGCTCGACAAAGCGGGCCCAATTCTCCGCGTCGTTGACGTCCAGTCCTTCCGAGCCGGGGCTTTCACCGGCGCCGCGAAAGCGAAAGAAGTCCGGATCCGCCTCGATGCGCTGCGCCGTTTCCGCCAGGCGGGTATAGTCCGCAGTGCCGCGCGCTCCCAATCCGCCCCGCTCGCCTGCACCGAGGCCCAGCGCATTGGCGATCTTGGACGACAAGTCCTGGCGCTTGGTAGTGCCCAGCGTCTTGCCTGTTTTCGGATCGACCTTCGAGGCAATGAGGTCGGCGGCACCCTTCAGATTGGCGTCCTCGTCATAGCGCCAGGGCACCATTGCGCCCATCTTCTTGAGGTCTTCCGGCCCCTTCGCCATTGCCCGCGCAACCGCCAGTTCGTTCGGAGTCAGTGGCTGGTTCGGGCTGATTTGGCCGAGCGAGAACTGGTTGAACAGCCGCTCCGGACTGACCTCGCCGGCCGGCGACATGGTGGTCAGGATGCGATCGTGGATGGCCTGATGCAGTTCCGGCGGAATGTCGTTCGGATTGATGCCCTGCTGCTTCAGATGCAGGAGGTCATAGTAGGTGAACGGGTCTTCGGTCCCCAATCCAGGGATTGTGTAGTCCTTGCCCGACCGCGAGGTGATGGTGCCAAGCGACTGCCGCCAAGCGTCCTCACTCTCCGGGCCGAGGTTCTCGACGCCGTACTGCTTGCCGAAGCGGTTCCACTGTTCCGGCGTGAAGTCATGTGGGCTGACACCTTCAAACATCACGTCAGGATTGTTTATGTCACCGACTGTGGCATCCACCTGCTGCAATGCCGTATCGCCCTGCCTCAGCCCGCCGAGCGCCTCGTCGGCATACTTCATAACGCCGGGAGCCAGATTGCCCATGATGTCGCGACCGGCCTTGCTGGCTAGGCCAATACCGGCCCCAGCGAGGGCACCAGCGCCGGGAACGACATCGAGGAGACCCAAGGCCGCATTGCCTGCCGCAGCCCCGTAGCGGCCTCCCTGCGCCGCCTGCTTGGCATCGTCAAAGGATGCTGCGGTCGAGATGCCGGGAGCAAACTCGTTGACGATGTTGGCAGTGTCCGAGCGCATATGCGGAGCGCCGATATAGTCACCGATGCGACCCGCTCCCGAAATCATGCTTTCGCGGAAGCTCGGATCGTGCGAGCGCATTTCGCCGGTCGAATAGGCGGCAGAGCGCGCATCCATTTCCGCAAGCTTTCGGCGCTCTTCCTCCAGTGCGGCGTCCATGCCGCCAAGTCCGAGTATCTCGCGCAGGCGCCGACGGTCAGCCATTACTGAAACGCCCCCCTATCCTCTTGCTGCTCGGACTCCTTGTCCTGCATGAACAGCTCCTTGGAATAGTCCTCGACCCGGCGCCGGTCGTCTATCTCGTTCTGCCGCTCCTGCAGTTTCACGTCGATCTGCTTCAGGGCAATCTCGTGGGCGAACTCCATCTGCAGCTTCTCGCGCTCCCAGGCCATTTTCTGCTCCTCGAGCGCCTGCTCCTTTTGCAGTTCGGCCAATTTCACCTGCAGGTCGGCCTGCATCTGCGCCTCTTCCTTCGCCGCCTCGCGCTGGATCTGCACCTGCTCCAGTTGCGCGCTCTTCTCCAGTTCCAGCTGGGTCTTCTGGGCGTCGGCCTGGCTCTTCTGCTGCTGAACGGCCATGGCGGTCTCGCCCCTGGCCTTCTCGACCGCAATGGCGCCCTCCGCCTTCAGCCGCTCCGCCTTCTCGACTGGGTCTTCCTGCTGCGCCTTCTGCTGCTTCCGCTGCTCCAGTTTCTGCTCGTCCGGCTTGGTGAAGTAGCTGCTCACATTGGGGAGGCCGGTCGCCTGGACCGCCTTCTGGACGCCGTTCCATACATTCTCCGGGGTCACGAACGGGTTGTCGTCGGCCCCTAAAGCCGTGAGGAACTTCTCTTGCAACTGCAGCACAAAGCCGATTGCCGCCATGTCGCGCTCTCGGGTGCCGGCGCCTAAGCCGGTATTGACCTTGCAGCCCATTTCGCCGTTCCAGTTGCGCGGATCGAAGGTGACCCACTTGTCGGTCAGCCAGACCGTGCGCGGCTTGTCCTGGTGCTGGACGATCAAGCGCAATAAGCCCTTGAACATCTTTTCGAGGCCGCCCCTGGCGACCGTCCTGACCATCTGTTCGGTCTGGCCGATGCCCTGCTGCTCGATCATGGCCGAGGCCTTCGCCGTCATGTTCTGCAGCGCGTCTGGGGCCAGTCCCGACGAGGCATCGCTGATTCCAGTGCGGTCCTCGATCACGCTGTCGAGGTAGGGCAGCATGTTGAAGGCGTCCTGCGTCATGTTCGGGACGGTCAAATACGTGACCGCGGTCCTGACGTCGGTGCCCGCCTTGCCGATGATCGGTTGCCCAAACTTCCGGTTGTAGAAGGCATCCGGGTTCTTGATGCTGCCCTCGACATAGATCGGCGTCTGGTTGTTCTGGGCGTAGATGTTGTCGAGGGTGCTGCGCCACAGCACGGTCTTGATCTGCTGCAGATCCGCGACATCGTCGGTTAAAGACTGGCCTTCCCACTGGTGCGGGCGGCGCTCGATCTTGATGTCCTCCAGCGGCGCGTCGTCCCACATCTCGTTTTCGAGGATGTTGTCCTCAGTTAAAGCCCCGGCAATGACAATGCGCCTCAGTTCGGCAATGCCGTCGTCGTCGTAGTCCACCCGGACGTACAGATCGTAGTAATCGATCTCCTCGGTGGCGGCTGAATACGTCTTGCCGTCCTCGAGATTGCGCCGGCGTGTCTGTTCTGCCTCCTCCTGCTCGTCCTTGTCGTCGGAGAGCGGCAGGTCCATCACGCGGTCGTAGTCGTAGCCGAGCGCCACCAGGTCCGACCGAGTCACCTTTTCCACCGTGCCGACCAACTGCGCGGTCTCGATCGACAGCGCGTCGGGGTGGATGAGGAACTGCTCCCGAGGGAAGCATGCCAGCTTGACCTGGCCGGACTTCTTCATGATCTTGACCAGCACGTCGTGGACCTGCTCGGGAACCATGGTCGGCTGCCCGGTCATCGGATCCACGGTCTCGACCTGCACCTCGTATTGGCTGTGCTCCCTGACCTCGACCTCCTGCGGCAGGATGAGCTTCTGGAACGCCTGCTCATCGAGGCCGGTAAAGCGCTTCTCGCCGACCTTGACCTTCTCTTCGAACCACCACTTCAGGATGCCGTTACGCTGTAACGCGGCGTCGTGCATGGCGTCGTAGATGGCGTCGAAGCCGTTGGTTTCCGGCAGCACCACGTCGTTGATGTAAGTCGTGGCCTGCTCGTGGTATTCCTCGTCGCCCTCTTTCGTGGGGATGTATTCCACGACTTTGTCGTTGCCGAGAATGGTGCGGACTAAGGACGGCATGACCTTCTTGATGGTCGCCCTGAGGTCTTTGCTGATGACGCCAGAGCGGTCGTCGTCGTGCGGGGTGTCGCCCATCTTGCCGTCGAAGTATTCCTGGGCCCTCTCGCGGGTCTTCAGCGTGCCGCCGTCGGTATCGTCGTCCCTCGCAACCTCGCTTTCCCGAACCAGCTCTGAAACAAGGGCCGCGAGATCGGAGTCCGACATTTCCTCGCTCTGGCCGCCGGGGCCCTTGCCGCCGGCCTGCGGGTCGATGGAGCCCAAGCGGGGCTTATAGGACTTGGCCACGGGGCTTCTCCTTCCGGGGGCGTCTGGTCTTCAGGTGATCGAGCGCGGCGCGCAGATGGGCTCTGGAGGCCGGCTCGTTGTCATCGAGCGCAATGCCTATGTTGAACAGCACGTAGCGCAGGTCTTTCCATGACTTGCAGCCGAGCTTCTCCAGCTTGGTGTAGAGGGCATCCTCGTCGGCGAGGTCGGCCTCGGTGGGCATCAGATGATCTTCGGGGGGTTGTACTTGATCACCGTCGAGCGCTCCACATCGGCGAACCTGAGCATCATTAGCGCATAGCGGGAGGCGCTGATAGTATCGTCGCGCTCCTTGACGACCTTGCCGTCTTTCCTGTGGTACATGCGGCGCTCCTCGAGCCAGGTGCCGCAGGTGCTGAAGACTTTCCACCTTCCCGTCCTCATGCGGTCGAGCATATCCATCAGCCCGGCCTCGACGCTGTTCGAGCCGTCCTCGAAAGTGGCCTTGACCGCGGTGAAGTTCAGTCCCTGCGCCCGGTACTGGGCGGCGAGGTTCTCACCAGCCGCAGTGTCGTTGAGGCCGTCGTGGGGCCAGGCCCAGGGCAGCCAGAGCCCCCATTGCTTGAGAGCGGCGGCGTGGAAAATCGGCGTTTGCTCGCGCTGGCGATAGTCGGTTGTGAGGTAGACCACGTCGTTGTCGCGATCCCAAGCCAGTTTGCCAGCCGCGGATGGATGGTCCCAGCCAAAATCAATGCCGCCGATTTGAGGCCAGTGTCTGGGGACCGGAAAGGGGGCGACAATGATGTTCTCCTCGAGCACGGGAAAGATCAGGCCGGATCCCAGCGTCGGAATGCCGAGGGTTCGCGCTTCGCGCTCGTGCGCCGGGTAGGAGTCGATGATGCGCTGGCGCTCCTCGGGTGAGAAGTGCAGGGCGTCGGCGATGGTCATGGTGACGCGGGCGCGGTCGGGCGACTCCTCGAGGAAGAACCGGGCGACCACGGCCGACATGCCCTTGAGGGGCGTGAAGGTCTGGTAGACCATGCCGCCGGTCGCGTTGGTTCTGGTGATGCCCTCGAAGTAGACGTCCTCGGGCGGCTCCTCATCGAACCACACCACGTGGACCGTGTTGGCCTGCCATTTCGAGCGGCCCTGGTCGTATGACTTCAGGTAGAGGGTGCTCTGACCGCCGCTTATGTGGCGGACGGTGACCGTGTCGAGTGCGTTGGAGACGCCCATGCGGCGGGTTCTGGCGACGATCGATGCCTGCGGTATGAAGCCGGTGCCCCAGTTCTCTTCCTGGTCGGGTGGGCCGACAAGAAGGCGCTGGACGCCGTCGCGGGTTAGCTCGGCGCTTTCGGATCCAGCGATGGCGATGATGGGGCGGTCGAAGGTGCGGCCGGTCCACCAGTCGGGGTAGGCGCCGGTGAGGTGCATGGCGAGTTCGGCGGCGCCGGCCATGGTCTTGCCGAGCTGGTTGCCTGCGACGAAGAGGCGCTCGCGGACGGCGAGGGCGTGGAACTCTAACTGCTTGGGATAGGGTTGGTAGTGCTTGAGGCGGTTAGTGTTCCGTCTCCGGGTCAGTTCTGTCGCTATCTCGTTCTCGATCGCGTCTTGCTGCTCGAAGGGCATCGAGAGCGCCCAGGAGGAACTCGTCGTCGTACTGGTCGAGCTTGTTTGTGACATCGGCTGACATCGCTATCGCCTTACCGTAGGCTCTGTCTAGGATTTCCTGAGCGGCGTTGAGTCTGTCGCTGGTTTTCTCGTCGTCGGAGTTGAGCACCTTGGCGAAATAGGCGATGGCGCCGCCGGCGTATTCCTGGGCCTGGGCGGCGATGCCCTTGGGGCGTCCCTTGGGGTTTCCGGACACTCCGGGGGACCAGGGTCTGAGGCCGCGCTGTTGATCTTTTGTTGTCACGCTGTACCCACTGTCAGGACATCGTAGGGTTTTGCCTGTTGTTTTGGCATCGATGCGTTACGGGTGTCTCTGTCCTGTTCTAGCTCGCGGCGGAAGGCCTCGCGGAGGTCGAGTTCGGTGACCATTTCAAAGGCGATGGATTTCCAGCGGTTTGCGGCATCTTCCTCGGGTCGCCACTTTCTTTCGAGGCGCCAGTGTCCGCCGTGGTAGAGTTGGGAGGCCCTTGTGGCGCTGCAGCCGATGAGTTTGGCGATTTCCTTGAATTTGAGACCGGCGCGGTCGTGCAGATCCATGACTCGGCGACGGCGTTTGTCAGCCTCGTCGCGGGCGAGGTGGTTTTTGTTGGGTAGTCCGTCCCGTTTTGTCACGAAGGAGTCCTGCTTGAGAACGTGACGCGCTGCAACGCCTGAAGCCGTCCCTCTGTGCCGACTGACACCGAGGAGGTGAGGCGGGCGACACCGACTGCGGATTGCAAGCGGACATACGCGTCACGCCCGTTGGCCTAAGCATAGCAAGGTTAGCACTAGGATGGCTGTTCGCCAAACTTTTTCGCATCGCGTTTGGCTTTTCGTTTGGCGGCGGCGGCTTCCTTTTCGGCGAGGCGCTCCACCTTGCGGCGGGCGAGGACGCGCTCCAGCTTTTCCATTGTCGTGTCGGGATATTTCATCTGCATGGTGCGGAGGATGTCGGCCAGCATCTCTTCCCTGGACGGCCACGGTCTGGGTGACTTATCGGCGGTCATAGACATCTCCCGAGAGTCGGATGTGCTCCTCGACGCAGGCGCGGATACGATCGCAGAGGTCATCGCTCCAGAAGTCCGGGCCGGCTTTGTCGAGGTTGATGGCAGTGTCGATCCAGGCGAGGAGCATGTGGGCGTCGAAGTCGTTTTCGAAGGTGCGCTCGAGGAGGTCCATGGCATGGGTGCGTTCATGTGGACTGGTCATTGCAGGGTCTCCATCAGGACGTATACGCAGGCGCCCCAAAAGGCAGCCGAGAGGAGCAGGACGGTAATCAGCAGCCAGTTGGGGGCACGCCGCCGAGTCACTGCAGGCCCTGCGGCGGCACGAGGATAAGGATCAGCGCGACGATCACCGCGAAGGTGAAGCAGGCGCCGATAATGAACAACTTGATGGGGCGTGGGTCGCTCACGGTTGCGTTCCTTCGAACTGTGCTAATGTCGACCGCTCGAAGGAGGGCACTGAGATGATATCCGCATTGTTTACGTTGATCATTTACGCTCTCGTTCTGGGCATATTGTTCTGGCTGTTCGATTACCTGGTGGCGACGTTACCCATTCCGGACCCACCGGCGCGGTTCGTGAGGATAGCGCTCGTGGTGGTGTTTGCGCTCATCTTCATTGCCCTGTTGCTGAATTTGGTCGGTGTAAGCACGGGTGTGGATCTTCCGCGGCTGAGGTGATGTCCATCACGCTTTGGATGAAGGCTTTCGCCGTTTCGGAGACTATGGCGTTCCCGTAGCCTCTAAGCCTGCCTACCCGACCCAAGGCACCTGTCGTCAACGGAAAGCCAATTTCGGCATAGGCTGTGTAGGCGTCAGCCCAAGCCTCTTGTGTGTGGCGTGCCAGAATTGATGACAGAACACGCACAGCGTCTGCACGTTCGCCGGTCGATTGTCCGTCCAGTCCTCGTTCAGGTGATGGGCGTGAAGGCGATCCGTTGTGCCGCAACTCTCGCACTCGAACTTGCGCAGCTTCCGGGCATGATAGTGGTACGCCTTCCTTGACTGCCCACCCTTGCTGCGAGAGTTGGCGCAGGAAAGCGAGCAGAATTGGCGGCGTGTGAAGTCCCGGTAGCCCTCCAGCCGCCCAGACTGATGCCGCCTGCGCTCCAATGGTTTCTCGCACGTCCCGCAGGAGCGTGGCTCTGTCGATTTGGCTTTCCATTGAGAGCGCATCTATTTCCTCTTCAAACTGCGCCACGCGCTGATCGCACAAAAATCCCAAGCTATCGGAAGACCCATCAACCAACGGCTGTGGCTTGGTGCCAACTGGCCGCCACTTTCCATCGCGGCAGAAGAGCCAGTCAGCATCTGACCAGAAGCCGCGATCCGCATCGGCCCCGCCATCTTCGCGTCCTGCACCAGGCAGGCGCAGCCGTGCTTCGTCCCGTGGATCTCCTTCTGGCTGTCCGATCGCCCCGAGGTGTCGTGCGCCTGCGGCGTCGTCCAGCCCGCCAGGTCCACCGTCTTGCGGCTGCTGTCGGTATTGCCCGCGGCGTTGTAGCCCTTCTGCGCCGGCGTGCCTGCCATCGGCGTCGGCCAGCCCGCCATCTGGGCCACCATCGCAATGTCCGACAGGGTCACGCCCATCGACTGCGATCCCCTCGCCATCGAGTCGCGCTTGCGCTGGAGGAACTGCTCCGGCGTTCCGTTCGCCGGTTGCGCCACCGGCGTGGGCCAGCCCGCCATCTGGACCGTTCCCGGCAGTTTCAGCACTGGCTTGTCGTGATTGCCCTGCGAGTAGGCGTATTGGCTCCCCGTCGCGTCGTTGACGACCGGGGTCGGCCAGCCCGCCAGTGACACGTCCGCCGACAGCGCCCCGTTCGCCTGGTTCGGCCCGCCGTTCGAGCCGTCCGTTGCCCGCGGTGTGTTCCAGCCGCTCTGCGCCGCCGTCAGTGCGAGGTTCGGGTATGGCGTTGTTGCGAACTTCGCCAGCTTGTATTCCGTCGAACCCCGGTCGAGGTTCACGTCCGCCACCTGCGGCGTCGGCCAGCCAGTAGAGCCGCTGCCGGATGTGCGGCGCCCCGACGCCCGCAGCGCACAGATCGGCACCCCCGCAGGCATATCCATCGCCTTCCAGGTCAGCGCGTACAGCGGAGAACCACTCCCTGCCATCCTTGCCCGCAACCTGCTCTCCAAGGACAACTGGAGGGCGGCACTCGGCGATGAGGCGGTGAAAAGCGGGCCAGAGGTGTCGTTCGTCGGCATGGCCTTTGCCGAGTCCCGCGACCGAAAG